AGATCCCAAGCCCGAGCCGATCTCGTTTTTCGCCAACTCTGATGGTTATGACTGCTCGGTACCGATCACCATAAGCCCATACGCCTTTGAGGCCAGTTCGCTGGTTTCTTCTAACTCTGGTGTTTTGGGAGTTTTGAATATTTGTTGCTGGACGAATGTTCTTCCATTGGTTGTTGAACGGATGACGGTCGCGGTGATCGAGTTTCGGAGGCGGTTCTTCTCCTGTCATCAGCTTGAAGATCACGCGATGCACAGGAAACAGCTTTACATAAATCCCAACGCTCACGTGATCAGGATGTCCGTTTGTCTTGAAAACCAACACACCGGCGATTTTGCCGGCCATCTTGTTGTTCCAAGCCCTTTGCGCGTCTTCAGGTCTACGGGTTTGGCTCGTGAAATGGGAAAGCGGCCTTTGGCGCCAGCGCAGCACACCGGTCATCGGCTCATAGTCGAAGCACTCGCGCAAAAATTCCTGCGATGGCAGCATGCGTATGGCCATAGTGTCCTCGGCAAAGGGCCTGTGGTCAGGGCGGCCGCCGACAGCACGCACGGCGGTCGCCCACAGCATAGCGGCCACCGCGGTTGGATCAACCAAGGAGCCGCCGCATGAGCCCGTTTTTCGCCTTGGTGAAGGCTGACGAGGAACGCAAGCTTATCTATGCGCGCGCGACCGCAGAACAAATCGACAAGACAAAAGAAGTCTGCGACTACGCATCAGCGGTTCCTGAGTTCCAGAAATGGAGCAAGCAATATTCAGATGCGACCTTAGGCAAGTCCCATGGTAATCTCAGAGCACAGCACAACCCTCGGCATGCAGCCGGTCGGATCGACGAAATCATTTACAATGATGGTGCGAAAACGATCGAAGTTGTTGCCAAGGTCGTGGACCCGGTTGACTGGCAGAAGTGCGTCGACGGTGTCTACACAGGTCTTTCTATCGGAGGTGGCTATCTCCGGAAGTGGGATGATCCAAACCATCCTGGTGTGATCCGGTACACTCCTCTCATCAAGGAAATCAGTCTCGTGGATGCGCCGTGCCTGGACAGCGCGCGTATCCTCGAGCTCTCCAAGTCGGATGGCACGACTGTCGAGGTTTTGCTCAAGGGCGTGCCGCGCAGTTTCAAGGATCTCCTGCCGCCACCGACCTTCGGCGATCTGTACAAGGCCATCCTTGCTCCAGTGGCGCTGGGAGCGGCTGGCTATCACTACGGCGGCAAAGTTGGGGCGAAGTTCGGTCGGGGTATCGCCGAAAGCGCCCACGATCTTATCCGCCCACATCGCAGCTCCCAAAATGCGGGCGCTGTAGGCGAGGCTGTCGGACGCTTTGTCGGCCGTGGTGCAGGCACGCTTACCGGTGGCGATGCCGGCCTCGCCTAACCGCCGTCAACGCCCGCGAAGAGCGACGTCTGCGCCGCAAGATGAAGCGCACCGGCGCGCAAGTCGGTCACTGGGGCAAACAGGAACTGGACGGCAATCTGCGCAAGGCAGCAATCAGTTCAACCCTCGAGGCCGTGCTGCGCGGTGCCCGTCGCGGCAACATCACCCGTTCCCTGCAGCAATACCACGGCGCCAAGATGCTGCACGAGATGAAGCCGGCGATCGAGGCTGGTGCGCAGCGTGCGGTCGGCGCGGGTTACAGCACGCCTGGGTTAGGCAACGCGCACACACCAGGACAGAAGAACTTCTACGGCAGCCTTGTCCGGCAACAGGGCCGGCATCGTGCCTACCAGCTGGGCCGGCAACATGGTCTGGAGGTCGCCCACGAACTTGGCATGGCCGGCAAGCAGGAGGCGATCATCGCCACCCTGCAAAAGGGGCGCGACGGCATGCCGGGCCCGTTTGCTTCGCAGCGGCCGTCCACCGATCCGCAGAAAGCCGTCAACTTCATGTATCCGACCAGCAAGGTCCTGCGTCGGGCTCCGCGCAAGCCGGTCAATCTCGGCGCCTTCGGCCGCGCCGAACCGGACGGCGATATGGCCAAGGCTGGCGCCTTTGGTCCGGTTCTGTCGACGCCAGAAGCCAAGGCGAAGATCAAGCAGGTCCTTCACGAGGCCAAGTCCGGCAAGTTGCGCTCCTGGCGTGGGCGCAATCCGAAGACCGGCAAGCCGCGGCGTGGTCCCAAGGTCACTGATCGTCGTCAGGCAATCGCCATTGCCCTGAATTCCGCCCGCCGTCTCGGCAAGGTCGAAGAGGCTGGCATCCTCGAGGCGCTGCTGAAGCGCGGCAAGGTCGAAGAGGCTGCAGGTGTGGCAACCGATGTCGCAACCAGCGTCCTTGGCGCCATCCATGCTCGCCGCAAGACCCGCAAGCACGCCGACAGCATCACCCAGGTCAAGGTGGCCTGACTTTGAAACCCGCCTTCACCCCAGCCGTGATCGACCAGCTGCGCCAGCGCGTGATCGCGCATAATTCGGCGTTGAACGGTGTTCCACGTGACACGTATGGCGTGAAGCTCGGCAAGCTGAAGGGGCTTTTCCGACAGTTCCATAGCGGCAAAGGCAATGAACACGCCCTCGCCAAAATCGACCAGCATCTCGACGACCTGCGCCGCGATGCCCTCGGGCTCGCCAAGGCGCAGCCACCGCGTGGACACCGGCCATTTGACGACGCGCGTCACCCGCGTGGTCAGGCTGGTCAGTTCACCCATTCCGGCAGTGGCCACCAGTACGTGCACACCGGACGTGGCAACCAGGTCATCGATGGTGGCGGTGGCCAGGGCCGCTTCTTTCACGATGTCGCCTCACCGCAAGCACATCGCGACCTGCAGGACGCCAATAGCGGCTACGACGCTTTTCAGACCCAGGTCATCCCTGAGACTCGCTACTCGACCCTGATGCCACCGATTGCCGGCGCAGCTGGCGTTGCGCTTGGCGGCATCGCCGGTTCCGCAGCCAAGTTTGGCGGCACCCGCTTCGATCGTGCCGTCACACGCGTGGCTGGCAGGGTCGGCGCCGGTGTCGGCCATTACGCCGGTGGAATCCTGGTCGATGCACCGTTGACAACCGAGCGTGCCATTCGACGCGCCGTCATCGCGCGTGCCAACAAGACATTAGGCACCAAGTTCAAGCGTCCGCCACCGATGACTGGCCAAATCCGCGGCGCAGCCGGAGGTGAGAAGGTCGGTCGCGCTGTCGGTCATGGCATTGGCCGCACCACATCGTTCATCTCTAACGCGCCGCCTGCCGCAGCGAAGTGGATTGTTAGCCATGGCACGACCTCTCATCCGATACCCAGGCGGGTTGTTGGCGGCATCACCGGCGCGGCACTGACCGGTGGTCTGGTCTACGGACCAGCGCTCTATCACGCGGCCGGTGGGGTCGGTCCTTACCTCGATACGCTGTTCCCGCGCCGGGTCCGCAAGTCGGTTGGTACGCTATTCGACGATCCCGACGTGCTGGCGAAGCAGGCCGAACTGCTCGGCGACGAGTTGGCCAAGGCCAATGTCGGACGCCTGGCAGCCACGTTCTTGCGCACCGGCCGACGTCTCATCACGCGTGTGCCGCGCCCTCCTGCGGCTGCAGTGCCGCGGCCCGCCGCCGGCATCGGCCCTGATGCGGCGCGGAATGCCTTCACGCATCCGACCAATCCGGTTTTCACCGTTCGCCCGCACCGCGCCTCGCGCGCGATCAAGGTTGGTCAGTATGCAATACCGATCGCCGCGGCCGGTTCCGGCATCGGTGCAATCGGCGGCGCTGCTGCCGGCTACGGCAAGCAGAAATGGGATGAATGGCGCCACCCGCGCGGCCAGCATGGCCGCTTCGTGCATCGCGGCGCGGTGTTCGGCGCCAAGGTCGGTGCGGTCGTCGGTGCCGGCCTCGGGGTCGGCGTCGGCATCGTCGCCGCTCAACGCGGTCACACTCACCTGCTGAACGCGGCGCTGGATCGCCTCGGCGCGGCTGCGGCGGACATGCACACATCGGCGACCACCGGCGCGCGCAACGTGCATGCGGCGGACTACGTTGCCAAGAATCGTCGCTCAGCCAATCTGCGCGAACTGAAGGTGCCACCAGGCTCCACGGTCTCCCACGAGCAGGTGAAGACCCACATCGAGGCCGAGGCGGTTCGCCGGTGGAACCAGGCCGAGGGTGCAGCGATCGCGGGTGGCCCGAAGGCCTGGTACGCCTATCAGACCGAGAACGTGTTCGACGCCGAGGTCCGCCGGCAGATGTCGCGGCTCGCGCCAACCCTGCCAACCAGGAGCGGTGGCACGGTATCGGCGAAGAACGGCGGCAATTTCTTCGAGAGTGTCGATCCCCGCAAACTAACACCGGATCAGCGGCGGCTATGGAACGACCTTACCAGGCGTCGCCAGCACACTCTTGACGATGTCGAGAAGATCTACACGCAGCGCGCCGCCAAGGCGGAGGAACTGCGCACCGACCACAGCAAACTGAACACCGAGCGTGAAAAGATCACGCAGGACCTCGAGGACGTGCCGACCGCACTCAATGCGCTCGACAACAACGGTGCCACCGTTGGTGTGCTGCGCGACTTCGCCCAGCGGCGCATGGGTCTCACGCTGCCACGCAACATGTCGCGCGAGAACGTGCTGCAGCGCATCGATGAGCATCAGGACGTCTGGGACAAGGCACAACGCGCGCGGCTCGCCGAAATCGGACCCGAGATCACCAAGACCTCCGATGCACTCGGCGAAGCGGACAAGGACATCGGGCGCGAGCTGAGCGCTGACGACATCGGCGGCATCGCCAACCGGTTCCATGCCGAGGGCGGGCATTTCCTGACCCGTATGCCGGATCACGCAACACGCCAGCTCCAGGTAGCCGACGCCGCCTCGAAGCCCTTTGTGACCGAGGCCAACCAGCATGCTAAGGATGCCGAGGACACTCTCAGGACGCTGATCACCGCCGAGGAGGCCGGACTCAGAGCACGGCTGCCACGCGACATCTTCACCGCCGTCAACTTCGACAAATATTTCCCGCGGCTGTCCGAACGCGCACGCCAGACGATCAATGACGTGCACGAGCTGTCCGGCGCGGACCGTGAGACGATGTCCGGCATCTGGCAGAAGATCTACGACGGAGCGGTGCAGCAGAAGGACCCGCGGGTTCTCTACCAATCGCTCAAGTGGCTCGGCACCTACGGGGCGCAGCAGGCGACAAGCACGGGTGCTTTTCTGGCCCGCAACTGGAAACCGATCACCAGTATGATCGGTCTTGGCACAGCGGTCGGCGCCATCGATCTGAGCCAGGCACCATACGTCAGAGGCAAGAAGCACTGGCGTACATCGCGAGAAATGGGCATGCGCGTCGTGCTCGAGCGGCCCAATCCAATCGACAAGCCTGACGAAGCCATGGTCGGCATCGTCTACCGCGACAAGTCCGACCGGAACCGCGAGAAGTTTCTCTATGGCAAGCACTTCTATTCAGAGGCGGGTGCCAGCCACGACTTGCCGCCAGGCACTGATCTCGAGAACACCGTCAATCGTGTGCGTCAGGGTCGCGGCGGTGCTGGGGGCGGTGATCAACGGGCATCTGCGATTCCTGTCCGGGATGCACAAGCGGTCACCAATGCGATCGCCACACTGCGTGGCCAGAACCACATCCAACAGGTCAATCCGCCTGGTGGCCGGCCATTCGCCGAACGCACCGGTGGCAGCAATCAGAATGAGAAGGACGTCGCCGACGGCTTCTTCAATGAGCGCACCTACGGGCTGGGCTGGATATCTGCGCAGGCTCACCTGCGCGGCCAGAGCACCAACCGGCCGGATAACTACTTCCGTGGTCTGCAGCAGCTGTTCGATGCCCCGAACACGGCCATCCTCAGTCGGGCAGCACGCGTCGGGCTGCTGGTCGGCGACGGGCCGCATAACCATGCGCGCGGGCTTTTCGCCAACCGCGGCGATGTTTACACCGCCAATCCAGGTGCAGCTGACAAGGCTGCGGTGACCGCCGAGCTGATCCGGCAGGTTCAGATCCCGGTCCTGAAGCCGCGTAATGCCGATGACTATCACCAGCTGCTGCGCGCGGTGTGGGTCGTTGGCGAACACTACGGGTTGAGCTCCGATCAGCATCGCCAGATCAAGACCGCACTCGACAACGTCAATTCACACCGCAGCGGAGCGCAGCAAGGCGGACAGCAGCAGGGTAACCAGCAGCAAAGCGGTGCTGGACCAACCCGCGAGCAGATTGCCCACGCGATCTCGAACATTGTCCAAACTGCGCCGCCAGAAGAGCGGCAGACGAATCGCGATACCCAGGAGATTTGGACCGACGATCAGGTGCACGAAACCCTTACCTCGCTCTACCCAGGGAGGCTGCGCCAATTGCGCCGGCGCTTCCCAAACGACAGCGAGGCGGAACTGCACAACAAGGTCCTGGGAGAACTCCAGGCTTATGTTGATCGCGACATCCGCAAGCAGGAACCGTTCGAGGGCCTTCGCAAATACCTGACACGCGAGCAGGGGATCAGTGGCAGCGGGAATCTGCGGCCGCAGATTTTGCCGCCGAATTCGCCGCAGAATTCGCCAATGCGCCAATTCGCCGGCGCAAAACCGCCAGGCGGCAGTTTTGGCGGCGATCTGCGCGCGGCAACCCGGCCCAAACAGGTGCTCACCCAGCTTGGCTCCTACGGTCTCGGCCAGGCCGGCGCCGAAGGGGCCTACCACCTCGCCCAGCACTTCTTGCCCGGCAGTGGCGCTATGCCGGCGATTGCCCGCTACGGCGCTGGTGTCATCGGCGGCCTGGGCGGCGGTGCGGGTGGCTACTTCGGTGGCCGCAAACTGGGCGGCGCCCTGGGCGATAACTCACGACCCCGCACACAGCCTCCAAACGAAGCCATGGCCCGTGCCGGCGCTGGTGTCGGCGGGCAGATTCTCGGCACCAAGTTTGCCCCGCAGATTGCCGGCGCGGCCAGTCGGCTTGTTCCAGGTGCCGTCAAGGCAGGAATCGGCGACATCGCCGGATCGGCCGCGCGCGGCATCGGGCGTGTCGCCACCGCAGGGCTTGGCGAGAAGATCGGCGGCAAAGTCGGTGGCTGGTTGGGCGGCGCTGCCGGCACCGCAGCCGAACCGGGCGGTGGCACTGCGGCCGGCTGGATTGCCGGGACCGCGATCGGCACCGGGGTCGGCTGGCTCGCCGATGAAGGCGTCGGCCTGCTCTATCGTCATCTCAGCCGCTACGGCAGCCACGTGCCGCATGTCGCTGCTCACGCCCTCGGCGTGCCGCCGGCCAAGCGCCATGCCGCTGCCAATGGATACGGATGAGCGGCGCCAGCGCACCGGCATCCACCGGACACGGCAGCGGTGGCGGCTTCACTCAGTCGCCTAGCGCGTTTTCCGGCCTGACCAACACTGACCTTCGACCACGCTCGAAACGACGGCGTCCCGTGCCTCTGCTGAACACGACCTGGCCTGTCATACGCGCCGACAGGCGCAAAGGAGCCACCATGCGCAAAGACATCACTGCTCTCGTCGATACCCTGAAGAAGAGTGTCGTTGAGATTTCTGCCAGCGACGCGGATACCCGCGACGAACTGCTCGGGAAAAGCATGGGCGAGTTCCAGATCGCACTGCTGAGCAAGCTGGAATCCGTTCTCGGACCGGAATTTGAGCCTTTGGGTAAGGGGCTCAATCACGTCGCGGAGTTCGCCCTTGCCCTGCAGTTGGCCGCGGACCGCGTCGCCCTGGCCAAGATCGAGGTACCGGAAGAGATCAGCGACCAGATGGATCGCTTCATAGATGTCGGCGTGACCACATTGCGCAGTCTGGTCAACGGCACCGGCGAGATGCCGGACACCGACGAGGATTTCGCCAAGGCTGAACGGGCTGGCGAGTTGGCCAAGGTCGAAACGATCGATGGCGAAGAATACTACGTCCGGACAACCCTCCCGGAGACCTATCGCAGCTACTTCACCGATCCGGTCGACTTGCTGGCGGATCATGCGCTGCTGGCGCGCGACTTCCAGAACCAGGCAATCGCCATAGCTGACAGCATGGCCAAGGCCGAGTTGTTGCCGGAGGGGATCGTCACCGAGTTCCCCGAGTTGTTCGAACAGGAGTTGAGCAAGGCGTTTCCGAATCAGGAGGATGATGCCGACGGTAATGCTGATCCTACGCAGGATCCTGGCGATGACTCCGGCGAGGTCGGTGCCAGCGATGATGCGCCGCAGAATCCGATCGAGATGATGGTTCGCCTTGCCTCAATCATCGTCGTGGTCGGTGGCTCGTTGATGCAGGCCGGCGCTGGCGCTGATCAGAGCGATCAGAGCCAGCCGCAGGCCAGCCCGGACGCGAATGCTGACAGCATGCAGGATGATGGCAGCCCACCTCCGGGTCCGGGCCCGAACATGCCACCGAACATGCCATCGAAGATGCCGCCGACCGAGCCGAAGAAGAAGCCGTTCCCGGCTCAGCTACAGCGCCAGGAGCCGACGATCGGCGAGACGCCGCTGGAGAAGATCCTCGCCGGCGAGATCGAGGTCCATCCGACGATCGCCGACGCGCTCGATGAACTGGTCGCGCTACGCAAGAGCGCCGGTGAGAACGAGAAGCTGACCAAGGCAATGGGGGAGCTGGATGCCTTGAAGGCCACCGTCGAGCGGCTGTCGAAGCAACCGGCGGCGCCTAAGGGTGCGCTGTTCCAGGTCAACAAATCGGAGGATAGCAACCCTGGAGCGCTCGCCGGTGATGCCATCAAAGCTGAGGCAAATCGTATCAGCGAACTGGCGAAGCTCGACCCTGACGCCGCAGCGCGCGCTTTGGTGAAGAGCGTGCATAGCGCCGGCGGCACGCCACTGATCGGCGCATAGGGTCTGCATAAAAAAGGAAAAGGAAAGAGTCGATGGCAATACCTCCGGCACGGATAGCGACGACCGCTGGTGATGGCGTCAATCGTCATGTCAGCGGTTTTGTGTCTCCAGCGACCTCGCTGATTACCGGTGACCAGGTACGTGTAGTACGCGGCGATGCGGCTGATGTCATAGTTCCAGCAACAGTCATTGCAACAGGTACAACAGGTGCGACTGGTGCGACTGGTGCGACTGGTGCGACTGGTGCAACAGGGCCTGCGGGTCCTACTGGACCTGCCGGACCTGATGGTCCTGCCGGACCTGATGGTCCTGCCGGACCTGATGGTCCTACGGGACCTTCTGGGCCAGCTGTTTCCGGCCTTCCTACGACCGACCCTCAGGTGATTGATGCACTGTGGATCGATACGGCCGCCGGCCGGGTGATAAAGGTTAGTGCGGGCCCATGACGCTTGCGGACTCGGACCGATCCGTGGATGAATAGGCCTCCTCAATGACTTTAGGCCCTGGTTGCTACCGCAGTCAGGGCCGTCTTTCTCAAGTCGCTGGTTGAGCGCCAGTTCGCTCGTCAATCGCCGTTCGAGCATCGGCATGAGGTTCTGAACCTCTCCGCAGCCAGGCCACGAGCCGGCTGTCTGCCCGAAACACCGCACGTGGGCGCGGCGGCGACAGAGACGTCATCAAATGAACCCCACCATCGAGTCGATGCGGCTCGTGCAAGATACGCTTGCCGCGAACGAACTGCGGAAAGCCTGGGTCCAGCCGGCCACAGCCACCACTGGCTTGCAGGTCTATGACCTCGAGGCGCCCGCCAAGCTGCTCTATCCCGTGCTCACCCCATTGCGGAACAAGATCCCCCGCGTCGGCGGCGGTCGTTCCATTCAGGCAAATTGGCGGGCGATTACAGGAATAAATACCTCTCGCCTCTCCGGCGGTCTCGGCCAGGGCAACCGTGCTGGCGTGATCGATCAGACCACGCAGGACTACTTCGCGGCTTTCCGCGGCATCGGCTATGATAACTACGTCACCTTCGAAGCCGACATGTCGGCCGAAGGGTTCCAGGATCTCAAGGCCACCGCCGTGCAGTCCAACCTGCGCGCGCTGATGATCGAGGAAGAGTTTCTCATTATCGGTGGCAACGGCATCACCGGCCTCGGCGTCACGCCGACCCCGACGGTCACCGCGATCGGCTCCGGCGGCGCAATCGGCACCGGCACCGCGGTCAATGTCGGCTGCGTCGCTCTCACGCTTGAGGGACTGCGCAATGTCACCGTCGCCGGTGGCGTGCCGGGCTCGACACCGGGCGTTCTCGACCGCACCAATGCGGATGGCACCGTCGAACACTATGGCTGTGGTGCAGCTGCGCCGTCAGCGACCACCGGCACCGCAACCACGGCAGCCAACTCCTCGTGCATCAGTGCTCACGTCTCTCCGGTGGTCGGCGCCTTCGGTTACGCCTGGTATGCCGGCACCACGAGCAACCTCTACATCGCCGCGGTCACCAATCTCAACTCGGTGCTGCTGACTGCACTGCCGACATCCGGCAACGGTGGTGGTCAGCTGTTCTCCTCGCTGTCCGGCGATCACAGCGTCAATGCGCTGGTGTTCAACGGCTTCTCGGCAATCGCCGCGGCGTCCGGCTCCGGCGCCTACTGGGCCGCGATGGCGACCGGCACCGATGGCACCGGCACGCCGCTGACCTCGGACGGCGCCGGTGGCGTGGTCGAAATTGACGCCATGCTGCAGAGCTTCTGGGACAACTATCGTTTGCAACCAAACGAGTTCTGGGTAGACAGCCAGACACAGAACTACTTGCGGAAAAAGGTACTGAACGCACCGTCAAGCTCAGTGCCGCTGTCGCGCTTCACCTTCACCACCGGACAAGACCAGATCCGCGGTGGCACCGCGGTGCGCGGCTACATCTCGCCGTTCGGTCTCGGCTCGGCGCAGGAGATCCCGATCAACCTGCATCCCAATCTGCCGCCAGGCACGATCATGGCACTGACCAATCAGCTGCCATACGCGCTGAACGATGTGCAGAATGTTTACCAAATGAAAACGAGACGAGAGTATCACCAAATAGAGTGGCCGTTACGCACCCGTAAGTATGAATACGGCGTCTATGCTGACGAGGTTCTGCAGCACTACTTCCCGCCAAGCCTCGGCTTCATCACCAATATTGGAAAGGGCTGAGCCAACGGCATGTGGCTACACGGGTAGGGACGGCCATGGTCGTTCCTATCCGCTAATGAAGGAGTGACCAATGCCGCAGTACTACCGGCTGGCCAACGCTGCGATCACCTCGCTCTCGGTCGACGGCATCGAGCACATTGTCAACGAGGACGGTGTGCTTGAGGTGCACACGCCGACGGTCAACCTGACGCACGAGCTCACGACGAATTTCGGCGCCATCGAGGTCAACAAGGAAGCCGAAGAAAAACCCGCCGATCCGACCAGCGAGGAAATTGAACGGCAGGAGCTGTTCAGCAAACTCGATGCTGCCTATGGCCGTCCACTCGATCGCCGCCGCTCGCTCCGCCAGCTGCGCCAGATGTGGGAGACGTATCAGGCAAAGCATGCTGCCCAATCCGGTCAGGGCCAGCTGCGGGTGGTGGACGTCGCCTGATGGCCGAGATCCGCCTCCGCGATCTGCAGGATGTGTTGCACGGACAGCTCGCCGCTGCCGCGATCACGTCTGAAGTCGCCTGGCCGAACAAGGTCTACACGCCAACCAAAGGCGTCAGCTACCTCAAGCCTGAAAACGCCGGCCGCGCACGCACACCGCTCGGGTTTGGAGCGGATGCCGTGCAGTCGTGGAACGGCACCTACCAAGTCGGCGTGTTCGTGCCGCGTGACAGTGGCGAACGCGAGCAAGACACGCTGGCCAACAAGGTGATGGAGGCTTTCCCGCGCGGCCTCAACCTACCGACTTCGCAAGGCGTGCACGTCATCATCTCGCACAGCTCTGCACCCGCTCCGGTGCCGTTCGGCGATTGGTCGAACCTGCCGGTCTCCATTCACTGGTTTGCCACTCAACCTCCGCCCTAGGAGCCCTTGGTCATGGCGTTCGCAACAGGCGTTGCCAAAAGAATAGCCCTCGCCGAGGAAACAACCTTCGGCATCAATCCGGTCACCGGTGGCAAGTACCTCCGCCGCGTCAGCTCTGATCTGACGCTCAACAAGGAGAGCTACGAGAGCCAGGAAATTCTGGTCTCGCAGCAGATCCGCGATGCGCGTCATGGTGTGAGACGGCCGCAGGGCACCTTCGCCGGGCAGTTGAGCCCTGGCAGCTTCAATGACTTCTTCCAGGGCGTGTTGCGCAGTACATGGACTGCCGGCGCCGACATGCCAGGCGTGTCGCTCACCCTCGATCATACTGCAAAAACACTGACCGGCACCGGCTTCACCGCTGCCGGCATCAAACGGCACGACGTCATCAAACTGACCGGCATCACTACCGCGAACACCGTACTGAACAGCATGAACCTGCGGCTCAGCGCGGTAAGCGACACGGTGTTGACGTCGCCTGATATTCCCAGCACCACCAGCGATGGAGCGCTCGCCGGCACCGTGGACCTCGCTGTGGTCGGCAAGAAGATCCACATTCCGGCAACTGGACAGCTCTACAAGAGCTACACAATCGAGCACTTCTTCTCCGACATCAGCGTCTCAGAAGCCTTTGTCGGCTGCCGTTTCGGCACCACCTCGATCGCCATGCCGGCCACCGGCCTGGTCACGTTCAATGCCCAGATGATGGGCCAGAACATGATCCAGAACACCGTGCAGCAGTTGACAACGCCAGCTGATCCCGGCAGCTCGTCAGCGCTCGCTGCGGTCAACGGCAAGCTCACCTACAACGGTACCGACCTGGCGATTGTCACCGGTCTCAACATGCAGATCACTCCGGCGCTCGAGGCTCCGGCGGTCATCGGCTCCGACTATGTGCCGTGGATCTTCCAGGGCCGGCTGCGGGTGACCGGCAGTTTCACCGCGCTGTTCACTGACGAGACGATCGCCAACACCTTCATCAACGAAAACGAAGTTGGCGTATCGATCTACCTGACGATGGGCGCGATGGGGTCGGCCGACTTCATGCGATTTACCATGCCGCGGGTGAAGGCGATGAGCATGACGAAATCGGACAGCGACATGAGCCTGATCCAGTCGTTTACTTTCACCGCGCTGGAGAATGTCACCGATACCGCTACCGACCTGAGCACCATCGTGATCCAGGACAGCCTCGCATAAGGGTATGAACCTGCGTGACCTCATGGATCAAAAAAGAGGACGTTCAGGCCTATCTCGGCACTGACAAGATCACTCTATCGGATGCCGATGTCCTGGGCCAAACCGCCTCCGACGCGGTGCAGGCGGTGCTCAACCGCGATCTCACGATGGTCACCAATCTCACCGAGTACTACGACACGAATGGCACCGACTACATCCTGCTGAACAACTGGCCGGTGCGTTCGATCGGCAGCGTGACGCTGAACGGCATGGCAATCTTG